GTGAGCAGCCGGAGACGGCTGCAGAGTAATACACGGGAGGGATACGCATGGTAGCGGACAAGGAGTTCTACTATTCCACATACCACGGAAAACTTTCGGAGGCGGACGTGGAGGGCTGCCTGGCCCGTGCGGAGTACATGCTGCACAGCCTGACGCTGGACCGCCTGCAGGACGGAGCCTGGGAACAGGACGAAACGCTGGCGAAATGCGTGCGCATGGCGCACTGCGCGCTGGCAGACGCCCAGCACGCCCAGGACACGGCCGTGCTGGCGGGCGGCAAAGTGACCAGCGAAAGCGTGGGAAAATGGAGCCGCAGCATCCAGCAGGATGACGAACAATCCGGCAGCTTCGAGCGCCGCTGCCTGCGTATCGCCGCCCAATATATTCCCATCCGCAGCGGGCTGCTGTACCGGGGGGTGAGCGGATGCTGACGCCGAATGCAAGCTGCACGTTGTATCTGCAGACGGGGCCGGGAGCATACACGCGGGTGTATGTCCCCGCCTGCTTCTGGCAGGACGGAGAGGACGGCGTGAGCATCGTCATCCCCGGTGAACTGCCGGAGCAGTACAAGGGCGAAAAACGGGAAAAGGACTACGTGGTGCAAGGCGAGCGTATGGGCGAGGTCACGGACACACAGAGCAAGCGTGAGTTGATCGCAGACAAGCCCCTGACTGTCAAAAACCTTGTGCACTGTGCATTCGGCGGCCTGCCTCATTGTGAGGTGACGACGGAATGAGCATGCTGCAGCTCGACTTTCGTTTGCCGGAGTTTGGAAACCTCGTAAAGGACCTGGGGCTTGAAGAAGGCGGACGCGCGCAGCAGCATCTTGTGAAAAATGTTGCGCGGCGCATCACCAAGTATGTGCCCAAGCGCACATACAGCAGCATTGAGAACGCCATCGCCCAGGGCCAGGAACCGGCCAACGGCCGCATCGTCATCCGCGGCCCACAGGTCAAGTATCTGTATTTCGGGAAAGTCATGGCCGGGCGCAAGCCGAAACACGTTACAAACAAAGACATCCGGTACACCACTACGTTTAATCGCCTTGCCGGTCCTTTCTGGCTTGAGCGCCTCATGGCCGCCGAAAAGGACCGGATCATTGAGGATGAACGCCGGAACATTTTAGGAGGCCCATAATGGCTATTTTAAACGATATCCGCGCCCTGTTCGCACAGTGCCCCGCGCTGAAAGATCTGGAGGCGCGCACCGACCAGCTGGAGACGGACGCCGAGGGGTACGGGATCTTCCCTGCCGGTTCTGTCGTCATCGAACAGGATATGCGCGGAGCGGCCACCTGGCAATACCACTTTATCATTGCCGCTACCCGCATGACGGCTGATGACGTCATGCGGCTGGATAACTGCAATTTTACGGAGGAGTTACAGGACTGGGTCCAGCAGCAAAACCGCAAGGGCGTCCCTCTTTCCGGGGACGGCCTTTCTTTTGTCTCAATTTCCGCCTCAAACGGAGCCTTTACAGACTGGGACGAAAATTTCCAATATGGTGTCTACAAAATTCAGGGCACCCTGATCTATGAAAAGGAGTGACGAAGCATGCCTGGAACATATATTACCCCCATGACATGGAACCGCCGCTGGTGGATCGACCTCAGCGCAAACGATTCGCCCCAATGGGCGGAGGTTTCCGTCGGCATCACATCCCGCGGCAACAGCATCAACGAACAAAGCCAGGAATACTACGACATGGCGGGCCGGGGCGTGGCCGAAAGCGAGGTCACGGGCGTGAGCGTGTCCCGTACCTTCACCGGTTTCCGCAGGTTTGGCGACGCTGCGCAGGACGCCATCATGGACCGCCTGTACGACCTCGACAACCGGAAAGTCAAGTTCATTGAGTGCTACGACAATTTGGGCAGCGGCAAGCCCAACGGCCGTCAGGGAGAGGGCGTGCTGTCCATCACGGACGATGGGTCCGGCGACGCCCAAAACCGCGAAAACATCAGCTTCGGCCTCAAGATCCTGGGCACTCCCCAAAAGGGAACTGTCACCATCGGTGAGGACGGCACGCCCACGTTTTCGCCGCAGGCCGCAGAGGCAAAGGCGGCGTCGAAATGAGCGCGGGGTTTGAGTTTGCCAAAAAGCACGAGATCACCATTTGCGGCCGTGCATACCCGTGCGATATCTCGGACAAACGGATGCTGGAGGGCGTCACGCGGGATTTTCCCCGCGTGCTTCAGGCTGCGCAGGCATTCTGCGCGATGGATGCCAAGCTGAAGCCGGGCGGACAGGACGGACGGAGCGCGGACACCATGGCACAGGAGGCGCTGAAAAAATTTTCGCACGCCGTGTCCATGTGCCGGACCTTCATCGAAGGCACGCTGGGCGTTGAAGAATACCGGGAGATCTTCGGCGGCCGCCCGGAGAACATCAACGAACACATCAGCCTGTGCGCGTACATTTACGGCGAGGTCATGGGAGGACGCCGGGAGGTCGTGGAGCAGTTCCTGATCCCGGAGCTGAAGGAGGCGGTTGCGAATGTATCCGGCAATTCTGGAGCTGCCGGACCAGATCCTGGGCCGAAAGGTGCCGACGGACTGGGCCTGGTGGATGAAGTATGTGGGAACGGTGCTGGCGTCTGACCTGACGCCGGAAGAACAGTTCGACGTTATCCTGCTCAATACATTCCGTGAAATACCGCAGAACGAAGCCGGGCACTTCCAGGGAGTGCTCGACTTCTATTTTTGCGGCGATCCGCCCCGCGGGGATGAACCGGCCCCGCCGGAACGGCTCCTGGACTGGAAAAAAGACGCGCTGCGCATCTGGGGGGATTTCCGCGTATACGCGGGCATCGACCTTTTCACAGCGCGTATGCACTGGTGGCAGTTCATGTCCATTTTCCGCAGCTTGCCGCCCGAGAGCCAGATCAAGAATGCGATCTATTACCGCAGCGTGGATATGCGCAGGATATCCGACCCCAAAGAGCGGGAGCGGTATGCGGACATCAAACGCGCTGTGGCGCTGGACCCGGTAGATTATGAGGCCGAATACGACGCGGCCATGGCAAGGAGGGATATGTGTGCCGACAGCAGCTTCGGATGATGGCGTCGTCCTCGGCCTGAAGTTTGACATCAGCCGTGTGAAGCAGACGCTGGATCAGGTCAAAAACATGGTGCAGGGCATGGCCGCGGATTCCGCGAAAGCCGTGGCCAAAACAGATGACGTACTGGAAAAAGCGCGGAAAAATGCTGAAAAGTGGAAGATCGAACCGACCACAAATGGCATCGAGGCGGCGCAGAAAGAACTGGATATCCTCAACGCCACGATCGTGAACCAGCAGAATGAGCTTTCCAACTGTGAGCGGGAACACGAGCGCCTGGCCGATAAATACGGCGAGACCAGCAGCCAGGCTCTGAAGCTGGAAAAACGCATGCTGAGCCTTCAGGCCTCGATCGAGAAAAACACAAAAAAATCCGATGATTTCGGTGCGGCTTTGGCGGACGCACAGGACGTTATGGATGCTGCATCCGGTTCCGCTGAAGACCTTGAGAAAAACGCCAAAGGCGCGGGCAAGGGCATGGAGGACGGCGGCAAGGGCGCAAAGACATTCGATGTAGCCCTTGGCACGCTGGCCGGCAATGCGCTGAGCGCGGTGATCAGCAAGTGCGGCGAACTGATGGAGCAGACTAAGGAGCTGCGGCGCGACCTTTCTTTCCTGGAGCAAAATGCCAGGGACGCCGGCATGGGCATGGAACAGCTGCACAACAAGGCCGGCGAGCTCTATGCCGTCACGGGCGACACCAATGAAGTGGTGGAGGCGCTGTCCAACATTCTCGCCACCGGGTTCGACGATGCAGACAAGGCGTATGAGGCCGTTGACTTGCTGGCGGGCGCGGTCGTCAAGTTCCCGGAAACCATGAAAATTGAATCCCTGGCCGATTCCCTGCAGGAGACCATCGCCACCGGCGAGGCCACGGGCCAGTTTTCCGAGCTGCTGGGCCGCCTGGGCGTGGATGTGGAGAAATTCAACGAACGTCTGGGCCGGACACGCTCCGAGGCCAGCCGCCAGAACCTTGCTTTGCAGACGCTGCGCAAGGAAGGGCTGGACGAACTGTGGGAGAGCTACAAGACCGGGAACTCCGATATGATCGAGGCCGAGAAGGCAAACTACAATCTGCAGTTGCGGTATGTGGAGCTGGCGAAAAGCATCGAGCCAATCGAGACGAAAATTAAGACGACGTTCGCTCAGGTGCTGCTGGACCACGAAGACCAGATCTTGGCCATCGTGGACGCGGCAGGCGAAATCATCGGCGTAGGCGCGGACGTCATTGGGTTCCTGTCGGAGCTGAATCCGGCAGTGGTGCTCGTCAGCGGCGGGCTTGCGCTGATCGCCGTAAAGGCGACGGGCACGGCCCTGGGCATGCGTATCGTGGCCACGGGCACCGCTTCAGCCACGAAAGCGCTTGCCGCTGCGGGGCCAACAGCAGCCGCGGCCGGTTCCCAGTTCGTTATGCTGGCGGCGGACCTGCTGATGGTGGGCGCTGCGGTGTTTTTGGTGACATCCGGCATCGCCATGCTGATCAGTGCGATCCGCGGCGTGCCCATGATCAACACCGGTACGATACAGGTGCCCAGTATGGGCGAACTGCAGGCGCAGGTCGGCGGCGCGGGCTACGCCCGCGGCACTCGTTCCGCCACACCCGGCTGGCGCTGGGTTGGCGAAAACGGGCCGGAGCTGATGCGCTTTACAGGCGGCGAGGCGGTCTATACCGCCGAACAATCCCGCGCCTTAATATCCGCGCAGGGCGGCGGTGCCACTTTCGTGGACAACAGCCAGAACATCTTCAAGGTGGATGACATTGAAACGTATGTGGCCATTAAGCGCATGCTTGAAAACGAGAAAATGACCGTCCGCATGGGACTGGCACGGCGGTAGAAAGAAGGCGTTGATACAGTGGGACAGTATACCGTATACTGCAACGGTTCGCAAAATCTGAAGAATCTGTCCGGCGGTGTGGGTGAGCTGCGCATCGACAACCTGGGTGCAGACAAGGCGGACTGGGGCTGGCTGTTTTTTGATAAGTCTCCGGTGCCTTCCGGCGAGGTCCTTGATTCCGCATCCGTACTTGCGGTGTACTGCCATGCGCCGTACCCCCTCAGCCTGATCCTTGGGCAAATTGCAGGCCCGAGTTGGAACGGCCCCGAATGGAAGATTACCTCCGGCGGGGTAAGGGGCGCTGGCAATCTCTCGTGCCAGATCGGCATTACGACCGAGAACCAGACAGGCGCTGCCCAATTTTGGGTGGACGGCTCGGATCATGTGCCCTATGCGACGATCCAGACCCATGCGGGCAAGATAACGCCATCCGGCTATTCCCCAGCCAACACGACGATCAAAAAAGGGTTTTACCACCGTTTTTCCTGGAATGTCACGGCGGAGAAACCCATCAACGGAACGCTCACCATAGCGTATTCGGACTTCAAGTATCGGGCAAAAGGCTCCGGCACATGGACTTCCGTCCGTGTGCCCGGCCCCAACACATACATCGACTTCGACACGGGGCTCGTTCCCAATGCTGCCGACCCCGGCATGGAATGGGAGGTCGTGGTCACGTCCAGTTCCGGCGCACAGGCGAGCGGCGGGTATGCCACGGTGCAGTTCCAAAGCACGGCTGTCCGGCTGACGGATCTGACGCCCTCCAGCCGGGCCACGACCTACAAGGGTTTTGCCGTCAATTTTTCATGGGGCATGAACTACACGAAGCCGGACGACCTGTCTGGCTCCATCCGGCAAGTATCGGCAAAGCTGCGCTGGCGGAAAAACGGTGCTCCGGCGTACACAGAATATATTGTCAACAACGCCACACAAGGCTACACGATCCCCGCGGGCGTGCTCCCTGCCGGGGACATCGACTGGCAGG